TTATCTGCTTCAATCATTTTCATGATTGTGTTAAATTCAAAGTCAATATCTGAATCTATAAACAATAAATATTCATACTCATGTTCATGAGTAACAAAATCAGCAACACATAAATTTCTACCTTGTGTAACTAGTGATGATTTTAATAATGTAAAACTAACTAATATATTATTTTGTAAACATTGTTGTTGAAACTTTAATACAGATTGTGTGTAATGCATTGACACTTCAGAATGACATGGTGTGCATACCATTATCTTATATTTAGGTTTGCTATCTAAATTTATTTCAGTAACAACACTTCCTGTTTTTACAGTTTGATAAGTGTCTTTATTTGGTTCTTGTTTTTTATCAAACCATATTGGCTCATTGTTTTGCATCAATCGCTCCTTGTAAAAATCGTGTCCAAGCTAAACCTTGTTTATCCCAATTATAATATTTGTTTGTGTATTTTATTTGAAATTTTAAATGTTCATTTACTGCTTCACTTTCTAAAGATTCTGCAGCTGCTTCGATAGCAGCAGCAAATTTAGTAGCCAATAATTTATAGTTATCTGTATATGGAATGTAGATAGGAAACTCTGCTCCTGTTTCAAACAATGCACCTAGATCTGTTGTTATACAATACAAACCTGCTGACATACATTCTAATAAAGAGATACAAGATGTTTCTTCAAATGTGCTTGGATATGCATACATTCTATAATCTTTTAAATGTTCTCTAATGTATTCGTTTGGCTTGTATCCAATATAATTTACATTAGGTAATAAATCTGCTTGTTCATAAAGTGTTTTATAATATTTATCGTTCTGTTCGTAAAAATCTTTTCCATATACTTCTGTAGAGGAATATACATCTAATGTAATTAGTGGGTTCTTTACTAACTGCATCGCACCTAATAAAACATTCAATCCTCTCCAAGGTGTGTTTTGATGTATTATCTTAATTTCTTTTCCCTTCTGATATGTAGTTGCTACAGGTTCTATTTTCTCTACACCGTTTTTTATAACAACACATTTTTCAGTAGGTAATTTAAAGTATGTTCTAAACTTTTCATATGACCAATGACTATTGAATACATACCAATCGTACTTATCGTGATTAGTTGAATCACTAAACCATGGTGCAAGATTCGGTTGATCGTAAGAATTTTTTTGCCAAAGTATATTTACTTTAGTTGGGTGTAATGGAATCTTTTCAGGCACTGATGTACATATTTGTACATGATCTAATATTTTAGAATCTACATGTTTTTGTAGAAACTCAAGTTGTAATTCTGTTCCACCTTTAGGTGTTTGATTTTTTATCACTGTTCTTCATAACTTTCTGTAACATGTCTAGTCCTTTAGGTGATACTGTAACTGTTACGTCCTGTACAATATCAGGTCCTTCTTTCTTATCTTTAAATACTTCACCAGTTTTTTTATTACGCCAAGTAGTAACTGTAGTGCAATCTATTTTAGGTACATCCTCATGAGTATGAGGAACATCACCACCTTCGTGAGAGTGAGTAACGCCATTATCGTGAGTATGTTTTAATTTATCTTTATCCATTTTCTTGAGATCTATCTATCAGAAGATAACTGATTTGTCCAGTGATCTCATTTGCAGTTCCTGCTTTTATTTTTAATATGTCTCCACCTTCTAGGTTAATAACATTTTGTGCTAAATTTGTTGTGCTTTTATTTAATTGTGCATGAGCTATTTCAACATCAGAGCCACCTGATTTTTTTAAATATAAATCTACATCAACATTACTAGATGTGTCATGACTTGCTTGCACAGATCTAACAATTGCGATTGCAGATGTTCCAATTGTTAACACAGTTGTTAAAGTATCTGTTGTTAAATCAAATGTTTTGCTTTTAAAAAAATTAGCCACCTAAGAACCACTCCTTTGCGTCCTCTTCGTTTTTTAAATCTTGTTGATATGAAAAGTTTAATTCACTTTTGATTGTATCGACTGCACGAAGAATCTGTCTTTGATTTTCGACATCGTATTCTTCTTTTGGTTCAGGTATGTATGAAGTTATTCTAGCCATGGAAACTCTTTCCAAATGATGATGAATCTCTATAGCTACTTGCTCTAGAAGATCTAGAAGAAGTAGAACGATTAGCTCCACCAGGTCTATCTCCTCTACCTCTATCTTGATTAGTTTGAACAGCTGATGATCTGTTTGCCATTTCAGTTTGTAGGTCTGCTGCTGAAGAATCATTTGTTCTAGCGTTTTTGTTTCTTATTCTATCTAAAAATTCCATATGAGTTTTTGATTGAGCAAAATCAGATTGACCTAACCTTCCTCCAAGTCCTCGTAGTCCTTCGAAACCACCTTGAGCTACATTTTTAAGTATACCATAACCAGGTATCGCTATGCCTGCCAATAAATCTAAGATGCCTCCTAATTTATTTGGTTCTTTTCTATAACCAAATTCATCAACTTCATATTCTTCTGTTTCTTCATCAGCCTGAGTAGCAACACCTAGATTTTGAGGTAGACTACTAAAAGTTTCATAAGGTGCCTTTTTCATAATACCTGTAGATTCAAAAGGTTCAAATGGATTATATTGATTATAATCTATATTACTTGAACCACCAAAAGATGGATTAGTTAAATCACCATAGTATCCAAAACCACGAGCATTTACACCATAAAGGTTTTGAAAAGGTCTTTCACCTGTAAAAGGTGCAGGCAAATATTTTCTTTCAGTAACTAATTGTCCAAAAGCCGGATCTTTGTCATAAAAATAATCAGTGCCATAACCGCTAGAAAGTAACTCTTCAGGTGTATTTGCTAAACTGTATAATCCATATGGTGGCATATTATCTTCTTCCGTCTGGTTGTGCATCAAGTCTTAGAGTTCCATATCTCCAAGTTTCACCTGTGCCGTCGTTTTCTATTTTTAGCGCTACAAGTCTTCCTCTTGCACGGGTATCTACTTTATCAGTAGATGATGTAATTGTAAAGGGACCTAACGGTGAGCTAGATGCTGTATTGTTCGGATAGTTATTTAATAGTAATGTGATTTTTGTATTACCTGTTTGTATAGCAAAATCAGGTATAAATCTTTTAACAGACATAAAGAACTCTCCGTCTCCTTTGTAGTTTACCATTCCTGTGGACTGACCCAGGGCGCTTCTACTTGATGTGATATCATAATCTCCAGATTTAATAAAAGCAGCAATCGCTGTTGTACCTAAACTGTTTACCTGATCAGTTCCTACTTCATGAGCATAATAAGTTGATGCTCCGAATCTATTTGTTATACCTTGAATTGAAAAATTTGGAGTTGCAGTTTTATCGTATTCAGTTGCATAAGGTGCATCGAATACACCTGTATCTATATAACTTGTTCTAGCTAGTGATCCTGTGGTCCAAACCTGTTCTCCATAATTATATGTAACCACTCTATCTATTTGCTCTGATCCTGATTTTGGATAAAACCAATTTACTTCATTATAAAGTGTATTATGTTCTGCATACACAAGTTCGCTTGCATTAAAGTTTATACCTAAATTATCACCATCAGTATTAAATACAAAGTCTTCAACTAAACAAGGTAATGATTTAACGGTACCATCATATGCAAAAAATCCACCTTCACCTGACATCCAGAATACAATACCGTTAGAGTAACTCAAAGCATTTTGACCAATCAATCCACAATTTGTACCAACTTGTTTTACAGAAAAAGTAAATGGTGGACCAACAAATTGAATCACATATGCAGAGCTATCGGTTAAAACTAAAGTATAATCTTTACCAGATACAGCTCCTACAATTTTATTTCCTTTATCTAATCTAAAACTACCTGCAGTATTAACTACATTTGGTGTATACGTATTTAAATCTTCTTGATTAGAGAATCTTATAAACAATGGATCAACAGTTGTTGAATTACCAATTGTTGTTTCTGTTCCAAAATGAAACAGATGTCTATCTCTATCTGACACTTGTGTTAATCTAGATGACGTTGGATTGTTTGTTGTTTGAAAATTTGTAGTGGTTGTTGAAGCTCTAATTGTTCTTGCATTTGCTGCACCTGCATTCCAAGTAAATGTTTTACCACCTGCAATAGTTGCGACTAATACTTGTCCAAAATTATCAAGACTCCATTTTCCTGGTTCCAGAATTACGTCACTAGTTGTTCTCTCTGTGCCCCAAGTTGATGTGCTCCAAGTATCTGTGCCCCAACCATATCCTGCTGTTTGAAATGTAGGACCAACTTGAACGTAAGGATTAACGGTTGCTGAACCTGCAGCTGTCATTCCAGTTCCAGATTCATTTGATGCCATCGTAATTGTAAAACTATTTGTATCTGCTGTTACAACTTCATAAGGCGTGTCTTCAAAATCAGATGTTGTGTATCCTGTAGCACCGCCTCCAGGTAATGTTACAGAAGTAAATGTAAAAAATCTACCTGCAGTTAAACCATGAGATGTTTTATTAATTGTAACGGTTGCTGATCCAGTTGTAGATGTAAAAGTAAATCCAGTAATAGCAGTATCTAACGGAGATATATCGTAAAAGTCATTTCCATAATATAGAAATAAACCTTGTGATGTTCCTATCACTGCATATTTTTCTCCAGCGATACTTGTAAAACTGTGTTGAGCACGTGCTACTCCAGGTAAAGTTAGACTACCTGCTGTTAATTGATTCCAACCACCTATTTTTTCAGGTAGTCCATATCTAAATCTGACAAAATCACCATCAACCCATTGAGACTCGGCTCCGGATTCTGTTGTCATCTTATTAAAACCAGGCTTGAAATTTAATTTTTGTAGCATATAGTGCTTTATATCTTATAAATATAGAAAATGAAAGTACGATAATGATAAAGGTAATAAAAAACGTAATAACTTTAGAAGATTCTTTTGAGTTATATCAAGGACTCATTAGTCAAAGTATATGGGCTCTTAATAGAATTTCTACAAAAGAAAAACTAGGAGGTTCTTTTCCAGGTGTAACT